ATATAGCAAATTCATTATATTTTTCCGTTATTTCATCTTTGAACCACTGTGGGAAAACTTTTACATTTAAATGTGGTGGATGATAAACAAAATGATAATTTATCAATCCAGAACCTAATGGCCATGGATTTATTTTTTTGAATTTCTTTTCGACTTTCCACTTAATAAAATCTGGTATATAATACATATTCAACATTTGAACTGCGCATGCTACAGTCACCTCTACGTTATCAGGAGTATTATCCAATAATCTAAAAGTGTTTTCAATTTCATCCCATTTGGATGGAAATCGTATATATGAATTCATGTCATGTATAGAATCTACAGAAAAATGAAATCTTACATTTTTAAAAAGATTCCATAATTCAAACAATCTGTTTGGCATCTCTATACCATTGGAATTATATCGAAGTTCTATTTGATGGGCATAACCCATTTCTACAACTTTTTCTAATAGTGTGTAATGTTCTTCAATTATAGTAGATTCGCCACCAGCAAAATATAATTGTTTCATGTGGGGTATTTGGTCATATAAATCATTCCAAAATGTTGGATTATTTTTATGCCAATTATATGATGAATTATTATAGCGTCCTTTGTTGCCCCATTGCATAGTTTCTTTAAGTGCGCCATTTTCTATAGATGGATGCAATTCAATCCAATCTTTAACCCACATACTAGAATCATGCGGAGAACACATAATACATTTTAAATTACACTTCGTTCCCATACGCAAATCAATATAATACAATTTTGGTGGTACTTCGCCATCTTCTTTAGTATCATCGATCAATTCTTGTAAGTCGCTGCGCTGCGTCCAATATTCAGTTTCCCATTGGCGCTTACTTCTATGACCAGCGTCTTCTTCCTTGTAACACTTAATACAACTAGCGGGTTTTTCACCATTTAGCATTTGCGTTCTAACATTTTTCATATAACTGGAGTTCCAAGCATCGACAAATGATGATACATTGAGATTATTTGGTTTTCCATCTTCAGTTTTTAATATTCCCACTTGACCGCCATGAGTTTTATCATTGGTTGCGCTCACAGAGCTGGCATTCGCAGTACAGCATACTCTCATGCTACCATCTGGTCTAGTTGATAAATGCACCCAAGGCAAAATACAAAATGTATCAGAGCCTACTTGTTTTTCTATATCGCTTATATATTTTTTTATCATTTTATTTAAATTGCTCCCCAAATGGATCGAATTCTACGCCACACTTCATGGCACAAATTTTTAATTTTCCGTTATTACACCCAATAATATCCCAACTATTTTCTATATCATTAAGTATATCACTATCCATAACGGCTTTTAAACCATGTTCAACTATATTTATAGAATTTTTACCACCGTTTTTTTCTATAAAATCCCAAATTTGTTCAGTTTTTGGGTCTTTTAGCCACCATTTATACATTCTATCAGCAGTCCAGCAGCAAGGTAGCATTAAGCCTTCAGCAGATATATAAATTTCTTTTTTATCTTTAACCTTACAATGTATTTTAGCCACATCATAATATGAATCTAATGACCCATATTTGTCCGTTAATTTTTGCTCTCCGGTCAAAGCTTTATTCATATGCTTTATATTTTCAGGCTTGACTAAATTAACAGTTTTCGATCCACTTTTATTAAATCCTTGATGCGATTCTTTACCTGAATGTTTAGCCGCATCGTAAAATCTTCCGGTTTTCTTTTTGACGAATTGTTCAAATCCCATTTTTAATGATAGAGCCTCTGCTTCTAATACTTGGTGTTCATTGTGACCAAATATTAAATAGTCCCATCTAGCACGCCCCCCAGCGGCGATAAACGCCGTTGCTGATCGCATACAGATATCCCAATTGACATGCTGCCTATATAAATGATTGGTGTCGGACAATCCATCCAATGAAAAAATAACTGCGCCCTGCCTTCCTATTGTATGTGCCAAGTTAGTCCACCATTCGATTGATCTAGCGCCAGCATTAGTATTCATCCCTATCCACAACGAGGAATTATGCTCTCTAAAATATTGAATCACTTCTAGAGTATCAGATGCTATTATCGGATCACCCAAATTTCCACACAATGTTATCGATTTTAATCTCTGTATAAACTCTATGGAAAATATTTTCTTGCAGTCATCAAGAGTCAATTCGCTATTATCAATATGAGGATTATCATCTCCGCCATTTTGATTGCGAGCGCACATAGGACATGCTGCTTGGCATTTTTGTGTTATTTCTAAATGCACCGATTCTACATCTTCATATTTATAAATCATTATTTTTTACCTATAATCATAAATCTATTGTATATATCCAAATCATATGTACCTTTATAATATACTTCTGATAAATTTACCATTTCTACAAATTCTTCAACGTTATTCACGCAATTTATATGATCTTCGGCTTCGAAATAATTATTAGATTGTAACACTACTGTAGTTCCGCTTGGAATTTTTTTCAACCATTTTCGACAATTCAAATGTTCACAACTAGTGTTTATGATTATATCAGGTCTATCAGAAACCGTAACTATTTTTTTATTAGTATGAGACCAGCCTTGCCAAGTATATTTAGTATAATTTACATCAAACATATCCGCAGTAATAGCTTTAAACCTCCAACCATCCACCACATTCACTCTATTAATAATATCAGCGATAACGGTACTTGATGGATCGATATCAATTGATCGTATGGAATGTATATCACCTTTATATCCATCGAATAAAAAAGCAGAAAGAGTGCCAATCCAACCACCCACTATAAAAATAATAGGATTTGGGGGTAATATTGATAAATTATCATTCAATTCATCAATCAACCATTCTTTACTTTTAAGTTGTCCGCCCGATAAAGCATCTACATAATTTGCATCTGGAAAGGATAATATCGCTTCAAATGTATCAGTATAGGTATCTAAACTTATATTAAATGGCATATCATTTAACCAAATTATTTTTTATTAAATAATCGTCTTCTGCTAAATTAGGAAACATTAAGCCAGTTCTCGGAGGATTCGATAATACTCTTTTTATGTATCTACTTTGAACCGGATCGAAATTTACAACATCCAGACTAAATTCGCCATGCAATCTATTTCCCAAATCATGATACCATAATTTGGGATCAGCAATTTTTGATTCTAGTAAATCAAACCAATCATAATCATTTATTTGCGTAGGATTGAAATTTTTTATAAAATTGTAATTTTTATTTAATGTCAAATAGCATCCTAATCTTGCACCCATCATAGCATATAATCCAAACTGAGCGTCAGAACCCACATTCATCCATGTCAACAATTTAGTTATATTACCTGTCCACAATTCTTTAATGTCGGATACCGGATTTCCAGATGCATCGAATGTCAATCTAACCCCTTCACGAAAGCCAGTTCTAAATGCCTGCACCGATGTAGTACCACAATGGGAAACTGAAAACCAATCGGTCATTTGATAATATGGAACAGTCCAACAAAAATCAGTTCCGCCATTTTCATCTCCTTCATGTGATATCATTTTTTTCATCACATGTTTTGGCCAAAATTTAATTCCGCCATTACCGTAAACCAATCCATTGATATCATTTTTAGCTGCCCAACTATAAACATAATTATCATCCAATTTGTCTTCATCAACGTCTAATGCAAAAAATTGTTTATCAACTTTAGTATCACCATCAACAACGAAAAATCTATCTGAATAACTTAATTCACCGGCCCGTTTATGTGATGCATCGATACCCTTTACGCCATGTACACGCTTGGCGTGTCCCACTTTAGAGTTTAAATCGTTCCAATTTTCATCAGCATTAGGTTCATCGTAACTGATGAAAATTATATCATAATCCCATACTTTTTTCATTTGTTATACCTCATGCAATATTGTTTTAATAAATTTACTTTGAATTTGGGAGAAGCAATCATTTTTTAATTCTTCTATATCCATCAATGATGTTAATTCATTTATAGCATCAATATCGCATGGATATTCCAAAAAACTATTCTCCACACCGATAAATTGCTCTGTTAACCAGTCGAAATTGTTTATATTCCATAATGCATCAGAATCATCTTTATGTTTCATTCCATAAATTGCTCCCTGCCTAGCTCCCAATATACAATATTTGCCATATTCTGAATCCATGCCCACAGTTGTCCATATTTTCAATCTATTCATGGTGTGTTTATCAGTATTTTGTATTAATCCACTTGCCATTTTTACCCCTTCTCTAAATCCACTTTTCCATGAATTATATGCTGATGTATTAAAATGTGTAGTGCTGGCAATAGTGGGCTGAATTTTGAATCCATGAGTGGCCACGCTGGT